TGATGTATGGTCTGCAGATCACACACTAGCCTATATAATTCATCCAATTCTTGTTAAGTTAAAAGAGAACAAGCATGGATCGCCGTTGGTAGATGATGAAGATGTTCCTGATCATTTAAAGTCCACTGCTGCACCCCCAAAAGAGAATGAGTACGACACTGACGATAATCACCATGATCGTTGGGGATGGGTTCTTGACGAGATGATCTGGGCATTTTCACAGATACTCGACGATGATGCTGACTCGCAGTTCCATACTGGTAAAACTGATATTAAGTGGGAACAGACTGAAATTAACGGTAAAAAAATGTTTGAGATGGTGCATGGACCAAATGATACACATCAGTTTGACAGAGAAGGTTATGAAAAATGGAATGATCGTATCTCAAATGGGCTAAGATTATTCGGAAAATATTACAGAGCATTGTGGGACTAATGTACGAAGATAGATATTATCAAATTGTTCCAGAAGATATTATTGAAAAGTCTGCCAGATCAGTTGGGGGCGACAATAATTTCACAAAATTGCTAAGTGCTGCAAAAGCATATAGAGAAGCAGATTTGGATCCAATTTATCTATTAGATCCAGATACAATGGAGGTTATTGTAATTGTCAGAGAAACTTTCCAAAAAAAGTTACACTGACCCCTTGCTTTTATAGAAAAAAATACTATATAGTATATGCATCGCCTAATGGGATGCAGTAAATTAAACTCGCTGAAAAGGAGAAACGACATGAACGATTGGGTATTCAACACGTCAAATTTTGACAAATTTTTCGTTGGTTCAGACAAGATGATTCAAGCTCTTGCAAAAGTCCACGAAAATGCCACTAAGGTAATTCCAGGCTATCCCCCATATAATATTGCAAAGGTTGACGATAACAAGTATGTCATTGAAATGGCAGTTGCTGGTTTCGCCAAATCTAATCTTGATATCGAAGTTGCTAATAGCACTTTGGTTGTAAAGGGTAGTCTTGAACCAAATCCACTTGAAGGTGCAGAAACTAATCCAATTTCAGAATATCTTTATAAAGGTATTGCTGATCGTGCTTTCACACGTCGTTTTACTCTTGCTGATACTGTTGAAGTTAAGAATGCAGAATTGATTAATGGTATGTTAAAACTATGGCTTGAAAATATCATCCCAGATGAGAAAAAGCCAAAGAAAGTAGATATCGTTGACACAGCAGAAACAGGAAAGAAGTAAAATGTCTCAATTTATTCAAATAATCGACTCTTGGTTAAAAAGAGAAGAAAGAGCTCGCCGTACTCGTAAAGAACTAAGTCAGCTTTCAGATAGAGATCTTAACGATATTGGTATTAACCGTTGTGACATCCACAGAATTTCATATGAGGTTCATAATGTGGCCATATAATGAAGATGAGTTAATTTTTATCAATCAAAGAACTAAGAAGTAATAAATAGGGGGTGCAATGCCCCCTATTTTAACATAAAGGTGATAAAATGATTACAACAGAACATCTTCTATCTATTTTCCCGCATATTGGTGAAGAAAAAGCATCTATTTTTACTGATCCTATCAATAAGACAATTACAGATTTTGGTATCAATAATCCTGCTATGTTCATTGCTCAAATCGGTCATGAGTCAGGTGGTCTTAAACACTTAGAAGAAAATTTAAATTATAGCGCAGAACAGCTTCTTAGAGTTTTCCCAAAATATTTCAAAGATAAAGATCCAGAAAATTACGCTCGTCAACCAGAAAGAATCGCTAATATTGTTTATGCATCTCGTATGGGTAATGGTGACACAGTTTCAGGAGATGGATACAAATTTCGTGGTCGCGGAGCTATCCAAATAACTGGTCGTTCTAATTATGAAAATTTTGCACATGCAGTTGAAATGTCGTTAGATGATGCAGTAGAATATATTGCAACGCCTGAAGGTGCTATTATGTCTGCTGGTTGGTTCTGGGATGCAAATAATATCAATAAAGTATCAGATGATATCACTAAAACTACTCGTAAGATCAATGGTGGTACTATCGGTTTAGAAGATCGCACATCTTTATATGAAAAAGCCCAAGAAGTTATTGGAAGCTAAAATGAAATCATTTAAAGGATTTATCAAAGAAGCAAAACAACCCGCTGTTGTTAATGTTTCTAAAACGTTAACTGATCACATTAATAATGTGGATCAACCAGTAAGAAACGCAGTTAATAAAACTATAGATAATGCAGTTGAAACAGGAAATTTGGGAACAGCAAAAAATCCTCCATCAGTTACTAATATGAGATCTGTATTAAGAAATGATCCTGAATTACAAAAACAATTTCCAGGCGTTGGTCACGATGAATACGATCATTTTAATGAATTACCACAACAACAAAAAATTGCAAAAGTAATTGATAATAATATGGATTCAATAATTAATGGTGGCTATAGAGGTTTTAATCATAAAAATGGCCCTAGTGATTTGGATAATGCAACTTTAGCTGTTACACATATGGACCATCCTAGTTTATTACCATTTCAACAAAAATTCCATAGTGCATTAGCAAATCATCCAAATCCTGCGATTAGTAATCATCCTGCTACTCAAAATTTAGGAAATCGAACTGCTGTGAATGCTTCTGGTTATTGGTTAGATCCAAATGCTGGAGCAAATCCTTCTACAGTTCCAAAAGGAATTGATCCTGCTACTGGTAAATTGAGCACTACTGTTGGTTCGCAAGGACATAGATATTTTGGAAGTTATGGTAATCACAGACCTCCAGCAGATAATTAAAATTTAAATTAACAAATTATATTATAGTTCATTAAAACAAAATAGGTATTAAAATGAGATCATTTAGTAAATTTTTCAACGAAACTAATGATAGAGATTTGGCATATGACAATATGGCAAATAAAAATTATGCCCGCTCTATATCTGATTAATAAAGCTTGACTTTCAATACAATCTATAGTAATATAATGAATAGTGTCTGTGAAGCATTTTGCTCGGGACGCATACAAGGAGTATTTGATGGCTTTTTATACAAACGTATTTCAACGTGGCGACAAGGTTTATGTTCGTGGATTCGATAAGGGTCTAAGAACAAAAGAGATAGTTAATTATACACCGTATATGTTCGTTCCGAAACCGAATGGTAAGTTTCGGACGCTAGATGGTAAGCCTGTAGATAAAATTGATTTTGATAGTATTAGCGATGCAAGAGATTTTATTGAACGATATAGTGATGTTTCCAATATGGACATCTATGGGCTTACCACTTTTCCTTATCTTTATATTTTCGATAAATTCAAAGGCGATATCGATTATGATTCTCGCCTCGTAAATATCGGTACGCTTGACATTGAGTGTGCTGCCGATGAAGGTTTTCCCGACATTACAAAAGCTGACAAGCCTCTGACTGCGATAACTATTCGTGTCAGGGCGAGAAACTATGTGTTCGGCTGCGGCGAGTTTAAAACCAATGATCCAAATACGTTTTATGTACAATGTCGTGATGAACATCATCTCATTCAGGAGTTCCTAAAAACTTGGGAGTTCCTTGATTTAGATATCGTTACAGGTTGGAACATAGAGTTTTTTGACATCCCATACCTAACTAATCGTATCAAAAACTTATTTAACGATAAGGAAACCAAACGTCTATCACCATGGCATATCCTTGATACGAAAACAGTCGAGTTTCGTGGTAAAGAAAATCAAAGTTATTCTCCTGCAGGTATCGCCGTCCTAGATTATTATCAGCTTTATCGTAAGTTTACGTATGGTAATCAAGAATCATATAAGCTAGATTATATCTCGCAAATTGAACTTGGTGAGAAGAAAATCGATTACTCCGAATATGGTAACCTATTAGATCTTTATAAGAATAATTATCAAAAGTTTATTGAGTATAACATTCATGACTGTGTATTGGTTGATAGACTAGATGATAAGATGAAATTCCTCGATCAAGTTATGGCTCTGGCATACGATGCCAAGGTAAATTATAACGATACCATGACCACCGTTCGTTCATGGGATATTATCATCCATAATTATCTTCTTGAGCAGGATATTGTAATTCCTCAATTCAAAGAATCAAAAGAAGATTTTGAATTGGTTGGTGGTCACGTTAAAGAAGTTCAAACTGGTCTTCATAAATGGATCGTATCTTTTGATTTAAATAGTTTGTATCCACATTTGATCATGCAATACAATATCAGCCCAGAGACATTCGTAGAAAGAAAAGAATTTTCATCTATCGATTTCCTTTTGAATGGTACTTGGGAATATCGTGATGGGATGGTAGCTTATGCAGCCAATGGTTGTACATACCGTAAAGATAAACAAGGATTCCTTCCCGCCCTTATGGAGAAAATGTATAACGATCGAGCAGAATATAAAAAGAAGATGATCGAAGCTCAGAAAAAATATGAGCAAACTAAAGATCCAAAGGATGCTAACTTAATTTCTCGATATCAAAATATGCAAATGGCCCGTAAGATCCAATTGAACTCAGCTTACGGTGCACTAGGTAATCGTTATTTCCGATGGTTCAGTTTTAATAATGCCGAAGCTATCACTATGTCAGGTCAGCTTTCTATTCGTTGGATCGAAAAGAAAATGAATGAATTCATGAACAAGGTATGTAAAACGCAGGATGTTGATTATGTTGTGGCTTCAGACACTGATTCCATTTATGTTACTTTTTCTAATCTTATTCCTAATGATTCGGATGAGCTCGAAGCTGTAAAGCTGATCGATCAGTTTTGTGGAACTAAGATTCAACCTTATATGGATAAATGCTACGAAGAGTTGGCTGATATGATGAATGCATATCAACAAAAGATGCAGATGAAACGCGAAACCATTGCCAATAAAGGTATTTGGAAAGCAAAGAAGATGTATATCCTTAATGCATGGAACGTCGAAGGTGTGCAGTATGATAAACCAAAGTTAAAGATTCAGGGTATCGAAGCAGTTAGGTCTTCGACTCCACATGCATGTCGCGAGAAGTTAAAGCAAGCTCTAAGTATTATTATGAATGGAGATGAAGATGAATTGATTAAGTTCAATGAGAAATTTCGTCTTGATTTTATGAACCTCCCATTTGAAGATGTAGCATTTCCTCGTGGCGTGAAAGGTCTAAGTAAATATCGTGATAAACATTCTATATACGGTAAAGGTACACCAATTCAGGTTAAGGGTGTTTTAATATTTAATCATCTATTAAAAAAACATAATTTAGATAATATACCGATAATTCAAGATGGCGATAAAATTAAATTCGTATATCTTAAAACACCAAATCCTATTAATGAAACTGTTATCGCTGCGATTGATAATTTACCTAGTAAGTTTAATCTTGAAAATTACATTGATCGCGAAGTACAATTCGATAAATCATATTTGGAACCACTAAAGTCAATCGCAGAAGTTATTAACTGGAAAGTAGAACACATATCAACATTGGAGGGGTTTTTCGGATGAAGAGAACATTAAACGAAGAAGATGATTTCGGTTTTAGTTTAGTATCAGAACAAGAACTAAAAGCGCATGAAGAACTATTACGCAAAAAAGTCGAAGAGCAAACTATTGTTGTTCAAAAAACAACAAGTGATGCTCAGACTAAACTTGAAGGATTGCGTGGTATGATCATGCCATTGCTTAATAACCTTTCAAAAGATCCAGAAAAAACTTATATCCTTTGGCCAGATCGTGCAGTTAAAATACAAGCGTTCATTAAAAAAGTAAATGATTACGTAGAAAATGATTAACATAGTAGCACTGCTGGTTGCTATCTGTATTTCAGGCGTATCAGCTTACTTCAGTATCATAGGTTTAACTGCTATCTTCTCAGCGGCGTATTACCCAATTATCATTATGGGTGCATCGTTAGAGATAGGCAAGTTGATAACATCGTCATGGTTGTATCGTAATTGGGATACCTGTCCTTGGTTGTTAAAATCATATCTATCATTAGCAGTGATTGTCCTTATGTTTATAACAAGTATGGGAACATTTGGATTTTTATCAAAAGCACACATTGAACAAAATCTTGAAATTACAACAGGTACTGCAGATGATTCACAAATTATTCAAACTAAAATAAATTCCGAACAAGCAGCAATTGATGATTTAAATAAACAGATTGCACAGATTGATGCTGCTGTCACTAAAATGACTGATAAAGGACAGGCTGCTAATTCTTTACAGGCTGCAGACAAACAGAGGAAAATTCGTGATGGACTTACACAACAAAAGAATAAACATATTGAAACTATCGACTCTTTCAAATCACAGAAAGTTAAACTTGACTCGAGTGTCAAAAAACTTGAAGCGGAAGTTGGTCCTATCAAATACATTGCAGCGACATTATATGGAACATCAGGACCAGATAATCTTGAGTTGGCTGTTCGTTGGGTTATTCTCTTGTTGGTTATTGTATTTGATCCTCTTGCCGTTGTATTACTATTAGCAGCCAATCATGGATTGAGCAGAAAAAACTTGACTTCAGAGCAAACTTATGGTATACTAGAAATAGATAATAAAGTATTTGATGTAGGAGATATTAATGTCATTAAAAGAAAAACTAATAAAGAACAGCACGATCGATCTAACGGCAAGCCTAACGGACAGCAAAATCTTCATGAAGAAGGATATGATTCCCACGTCCGTACCTATGATCAACGTGGCATTGTCGGGATCGGTTGATGGAGGTATCACTCCTGGACTAACGATGCTTGCAGGACCATCGAAGCATTTCAAAACTGGGTTCGCATTATTACTTGCTTCTTCTTATCTAAAAAAATATAAAGACGGTATTATCCTTTTTTATGACTCGGAATTTGGTACTCCGCAATCTTATTTCAAGACGTTTAATATCGACTTCGATTCAGTCGTTCATACGCCGATCACTGATATCGAAGAGTTAAAATTCGATATCATGCATCAGATGAAAAATATCGAACGTAGCGATCATGTTATGATTATTATCGATTCTATCGGTAATCTGGCTTCGAAAAAAGAAGTCGAAGATGCAGAGAATCAAAAGTCAGTCGCCGATATGTCTCGTGCAAAACAGTTGAAGTCTCTTTTCCGTATGACGACCCCACACCTTTCATTGAAAGATATCCCAATGGTCGTGATCAATCACACTTACAAAGAAATTGGTTTGTATCCAAAGGATATCGTTGGTGGTGGTACTGGTTCATATTACGGTTCAGATAATATCTGGATCCTTGGTCGTCAACAAGATAAAGACGCCGATGGTATCCAAGGTTATCACTTTGTTATTAATGTGGAGAAGTCTCGGTATGTCAAAGAAAAATCAAAGATTCCTATTACTGTCTCTTTTGAGGGAGGTATTAATCGCTGGTCTGGTCTCTTGGATGTGGCTCTTGATGGCGGCTATATTATTAAGCCAAAAAATGGTTGGTATGCAGTAGTTGACAAAGAAACAGGCGAAGTTAAAGCTCCAAATATGAGAGCAAATGATATTGTCGACAATAAAGAATTTTGGATGAAGATGTTTAAGGAAACAGATTTCTCTCAATATATTGAAAAAACATATAGAATGGCAAATGGATCAATTATGGAGGAAGATAATGAAGATTCTCTCTGAACATATAAGTGACGATGGTAGCTTGAAAGCAGTAATTCATCTTGTAAATGAACATTTTTCTGTTGATTTTTTTAAAGATGGAGAGTATGATCATAGTATTGACTACGTAACTAAAGATATTAGATACGTAGAAGATGCTGCAGAAAACTATGTAAATGGACTTTTTGCAAATGTCAAAGAATATTCAGAAATTTGAAATGGTAGTAACTGAAGAAATCTACTGTGCAAATTTACTGGAGAAAGATATTAAATGGCGATTGAAACAACAATTTTTTCGAATCTTATTTTCAATGAAGAGTATGCTCGCAAAGTTATTCCTTTCCTCAAAGGAGAGTATTTTGCTGATCCGAAGGATAGAGTTACATTCCAAATCATCGACGAATATGTCGCCAAGTACAACGCCCTTCCTTCAAAAGAAGCCATGGCGATTGATCTGTCGAATAAAACGGGGCTAAATGAACAGACGTTCAAAAGCGTTGTTGAAGTAATTGAGGGATTAACAAAAGAGGATACACAAACTGATTGGTTAGTTGATCAAACTGAGAAGTTTTGTCAGGAAAAGGCAGTATATAATGCCATCATGGAGAGTATTCAAATTCTCGATGATAAAACAGGAGTTAAGTCTAAAGGATCTATTCCACAGGTTCTTTCCGATGCGCTTGGCGTTAGCTTTGATACACATATCGGTCATGACTTTATTGAGAATGCCGAAGATCGATTTGAGTTCTATCACAGGAAAGAAAATCGCCTACCATTTGATCTAGATTATTTCAATAAAATTACCAATGGTGGACTGCCAAACAAAACTTTAAATATCATCTTGGCAGGAACTGGTGTTGGTAAGTCATTGACTATGTGTCATATGGCTGCAGCCAATTTATTAACGGGCAAGAATGTCTTGTACATTACACTTGAAATGGCAGATAAAGAAATTGCAAAACGTATTGATGCAAACCTTCTTGATATTCCTATTCAAGAGTTAGAGTTGATACCAAAAGATATATACGATAAGAAGATGGCCAAAATTAAAGGCAAGACATCTAGTAAGCTTATCGTTAAAGAATACCCAACAGCCTGTGCTGGTTCAGCTAACTTTCGTCATTTAATCAATGAATTGAAGTTGAAGAAGAAATTTATGCCAGATGTTATCTATATTGATTATCTGAATATTTGTATGTCATCAAGGATTAAACATGGAGCCAACGTCAATTCTTATACCCTTGTCAAAGCAATCGCAGAAGAACTACGAGGGCTTGCAGTGGAGTTCGATGTACCTCTCATCTCTGCGACTCAAACAACTCGAAGCGGCTATTCGAACAGCGACTTGGGATTGGAAGATACATCAGAGTCCTTCGGACTGCCAGCCACAGCTGATTTTATGTTTGGGATCTCAACGTCCGAAGAGCTGGAAGCACTCGGTCAAATTATGGTTAAACAGCTCAAGAATCGCTATAACGATGCAGGGAATCATCGTAGGTTCGTTGTTGGTATTGATCGTACAAAAATGCGCCTCTATGATGTAGAACAAGATGCTCAAGATTTACAGGAAGATATTCCTGCATTTGATAAGTCTAGTTTTGGTGAACAAGAATACGATAGAAATGCACCAAAGAAAAAGTTTGATAAAAGTAAATTTGAAGGATTCAAGTGATGAATTACAAAATTATTGAAAAATACGGTAAATTCGAAGTATATGAAGTACCAACCAATCAAACAATAGAGATTTTCAAAACCAAAGATGATGCAAAAGTTTTATTACGTCAACTTAATTTTGGAGCTGCATTTGATGGGTGGACACCGAAATTTATTTTGCAAAAAGTTGATTTATCTCAGTTTGAAACCGTGCGAGCTGACTAAATAATATATCAAACGAAAATATGTATACGCTAAAATGCGTAGAGGCACGAGTCGAGGAGACACGGAATAGTTGAGAGAAAATGGTGGGGTTCCACTCAACCGTATTTTCGTTAGTTAAGACGAGCTGAAAAGCTCGTCTTTTTTTTCACCCCATTTCTCATTTATATAAATATTAAAAATCTCTGTAGGAATAGTCATGAAGAAATTTAAACAATTTATTAAAACTATTAAAAAAGCACCGCCAACTATTCCAGCGGTTATTCATTTCAAACATATCTCAGTTCCAAAAACAAAAGCTGTTACACCTTCTCCGATACATTTTAAACATGTAAAAGAAGATACACAACCTGCAAAGCCAGTTGTCGGTCATATAAATGATTGGCATGAAACAAACGATAACAGTCATTTGACTAAACAAAAACCAAGAACAGAAGAACATGATGATGAAATAGCAGATAAAATAACAGGTAAACAAAATTTAAATCCTGATGATGCTAAAGTTATTACGAAATATACTGGGTTAGGAAGTCATTTGTTAAATGGTGGTTTATTGGATAATAATTTAGCAGAGAGACATAAGCCTACTGTTAACTCTTTAGATAATTCAATAAATAATAATAGAATTCAAGTTCCTGTAAGTTTATATTCAGGTGTTGGTTTTGACCCAGAAAAACATATCGATGAAAATGGTCAAATGCATTCACCTGCATTTATTTCAGCTACGCATTCTAAAGGAATAGCAAGAGGATTTGCATCGGGAGAAAGTGATCGTGATCCAAATGCACCATTTGATAATATTAGACACATAATCCATTTTCATTTAAATCCAAATGATCCTGCAATGCACATATCACATCTTTCAGGTTCACCCGAAGAATATGAAACATTAATTGGCAGAGATCAAACTTTACAGCACCATGGTACCAGTGATTATGCGCATCCTGAACATAAAAAAATATATAGAATACACCATATGAGCATTGTGCCATCTCAAGGAAAATAAGATGATACCTTTTAAAGAATATATTGTTGAAAAAATGGACCCAGAATCAAATACATTGCATGCATTTGATATGGATGAAACATTATTTGCACATGATCATCATAAGCTACGTGTTCACGTTAAAGATCAAAATGGTCGTAGAGTTCGCACTTTATCAAATCAAGAATTTAATACACATCAGCTTCCTCAAGGTCATTCATATGATTTCGGAGAGTTTAAATCCTCTGATGTATTTGGCCAGTCAGCTAAACCTATTCGTAAAATGATTGCTAAGATGAAAGCAATCCACAAAAATAATAAGAACGTAGAAATTCTTACAGCTCGCTCCGATTTAGATGATAAAGATAAGTTTGCCCACCACATGGGTAAATATGGTATAGATACTAAACAAATTCATGTCCGTAGGGCAGGTAATTTACAGGGTATGAGACCACCACAGGCGAAGGCTGCAGTTATGAGTGATCTTATACACCAGAATGGATATAAAAAAGTTCATCTATATGATGACTCGCATGAAAACTTAGAACATTTTCTTAAACTTAAAAAACAACATCCTGATGTAGAATTTCATGCTCACCATGTACAGCATGATCCAGAAACAGGCGATGTTAATATTACTACGAGGACTGCATGATGTTAAAATTTTCTGAATTTTTAATAGAAGTTAAAATTAAAAAAGAAAAAACAGAGGGTGGTAATAATACACTCGGTGTTCTTCATGAGCTTTTAACTGGCTATCATCTCAATGGTGGTCAGCATATGGAAAAACACAATGATATCGATGGTGATTCTCCAAAACAAGCGCATGATAAATTGGCAAAAATGGTAACGCCTGAAGAATATGCAGAGGCGCATAAAAGAGCTAAAGTAGCTGCAGATGATATTCGCAAAAGAGTTGGTGGTCGTATTGTACGCGTACAATGGACTTCCAAACCTGGAGATTTAAAAAGATCAACTGACATTGAAGCAAGTCAAAATGAAGATCCATCTGATATTGTTGTAACTAGACATGATGGTAAACATTTTGGCATCAGCTTAAAAAAAGCAGAAAAAACAGAAAATGCTCCAATTGCTAATCCAGGGATGGAATCGACATATGGTGCTCAACCTATATTAAATGCTCATCGCGATGATATCAAAGAAGTATTTCCTGAAATTGGTAAATTATCAAATGCTAAATTAAGAAAAGCTTTCGTTAGATCTAATCCTACTTTACAAGCAGCAGTTAGAGAAAAAGGTAGAAGAACTTTATTTGACATTGCTTCTCATATGCATGAAAAATTAAGTAATATGTCGCATGAAGATTTAGTACATCATCTTAGAACTCATGTATTACATGCTCACAGTACACCTATGCAAGCCCATGGCCATTTTCATATGAGACACACAACTTGGGGATCAAATGGTAATTATCAAACCAAAGCTATAGATCCAGGTACAAGATACGAACATATTTTAAATGACCCTGAAAATATATCAGTAGAACATGCTGGACAAGGTGTAAACTTTCTATATAAAGGAAAGTTATTTGCAAAACATAATATTAAATTTGACTCAGCAGATGATCCAATGAGTTCTGTAAAAGGTGCAACTGTTGAAGCTGGTGGCAAATTAAATCCAATCGATAATCGTGAAGTAGAAGCTCCTAAACCAGTTGCAGCTAAACCTTTACCACGTGCAAAAAAAGCACCAGCTCCTAGTAAAAAGAGAAATTTACCTAAGATTGCATCGATGCCTGTTCAAACTAGAGCAGTACATCCAGATGAAGAAAGAGCCTCAAGCGAAGGTATGGGTGCAGCTATTACAAGAGCGCCAAAACCTAAAGCAACAAGAAAACCTAGACCTAATATACCAATTGGTAATGACGGCACACATGGCGGAGTAGTATTTTAATGCTTAACTTTAGAGAATATTTAATAGAAGCTGCAAAAGAAGATAGAACTGCTGGTAAATTAACACATCTTAGACATACAGAAGATAATGTAATTTATGGCGGCGATCAAGGTGTTGCTAAAGCGGATAGCCATTTAAGTGCAGTTCATAATATGTTACTTGGTAGAAAATCAGGTGTGCACGTTTCAACTAAATGGGATGGTGCACCATCAATTGTATTTGGTAAAGACCCTGCATCTGGTAGATTTTTCGTAGCAACTAAATCAGCTTTCAATGCAAATCCAAAACTCAACTATACACCTGAAGATATCGAACGTAACCATGGGCATGCTCCTGGACTCGTAGAAAAACTTAAAGCTGCATTGGAACATCTACCATCAATTATGCCACGTGAAGGTGGCGTTTATCAAGGCGACATTATCCATACAAAAGGTGATGCTAAAACAGAAAATGGCATGACAAGTGTTACTCCAAATACACTTACTATGTCAGCTCCTGCAGATTCTCCTGAAGGTCAAAATATGCAGAAACCGTTTGGTATCGTAATTCATACCAAGTATAAAGGTCGTGGTGGTCTTGGTAATATGTCAGCTGGACCACTTGATGATAGAACAAGAGGTAAGTTTTCAGAAAATCCAAATGTCAATAACATTGACCCATCAATGAATGTTAACCCTGCAAATTATACACCTGCAGAGCAACAGCAATACCTAGCTCATATGGAAGCTGCAAGAAAAACATATGCTAAAATGGCTCCAGAAGCTATGGAGGCTCTTGAAGGTCATGGCCAAACATTAGAAAGTCATGTCAATGATCAAATTAGAAAAGGTGGAGCTCCATCTGTTCAGGGATATATGAACTATCTGAATGATAGACATGCAAAAGACGTTGGTAAATTAAAGTCTCAACCAACTATTGATAGAAGAAATCAAGCACATGCTGATATGATACAGCATCTTACTGAAAACCAAGATCATTTCCAAAAAGCTCTAGAGCTTCATCAGCATATGCAAAATGCAAAGAATGTTCTTGTTGGCGTAATGGAAAAGAATAACCCATATGCGCATAGCGTTGGTGGTGTACCAACTGGACCAGAAGGTGCAGTTGTTGTAGATCATGATGGTGAAATGAGCAAGATGAATAACCGTCAAGAGTTTAATAGATTGAACTTCTTGAAGGGAGCTTTCCAAAAGAATGCAGCACAAGCAGCAGAGAATCCAGAATGATTAGATTTAAATACTTTGCATTAAGAGAAGATGTACCAGTTTCCCATGATTTTACTATCATGCGTGCTAATCCATTCACTGCAGCGCATCAGGGTCTAGTTGGACACGTTGCTAGTTCTGCAGCTAATCGTGGTGGTGGTCATACTATTTTACTTACAAGAACACAAGATAAGAAAAAGAACCCACTAACACCTGAACAGAAATTATACTGGGCAAAGAAGTCATTTCCTGATGCAAATATTCAGCTTATGACACCTGAAGCACCAACGTTACTTCATCAACTTTCAAGATTACATGATCAAGGTGTTACTGATGCACATCTACACGTTGGTTCGGATAGAGTGCCAGAGTTTGAAAAGTTAGTTAATGCATATAAAGGTGTTCGTGGTAGACATGGTTTCTATGACATTCCTAATATTACAGTTCATCCATATGGTGATACAAGAGATGATGAAGATACAGGTATGGCAGGTATTTCTGCAAGCGCAATGAGAAATGCAGCTGCAAGTGGCAATAGAGATGCATATCATGCTATGTCGCCTTCTACTTTATCACCTGAAGATAAAGATGAACAGATGAAACAGGTTTATAGTGGCATGAATCCTCCGCCGCCTGAGCCAAAAGTAAAAGCCAAAAAATAATAAATAAGAATGTTAGTGCAGTAAGGTTACGGCAGACCTGCAGATGTTCTTGGATAAGCCTAAAGGGAAACTCCAATGGTTAAGAAGTTTAACAAATTTGATCCTCAGCTAGAAGTTGTAGAGCATTCTGCAGGATCTGCCGTGCACTTATCAAACAGTGCCAAACTTTCTCTTTATAAAAAATCACAAAAATCAGGTATCGCAACGAATATTCTTGAAGAAGTATATCGTAGAGGATATACAATGTGGAATGCAAAATTCGGTGATTCACCTGAACAATTTGCATTTGATCGTATCAATTCATTTCTTACAGGTGGTTTCGCCGCAGAACATCTTGATGGTGATCTTATGGACATTATTGAAGCTCCTGGAAATGGAAATCCAATAGCAAAACATTCTGGACACATGGTATCTATGGAACAGCCATGGCACCCTGAAGATCCAAATGCACCGCATAGAAAAAACTTTCATAAAGAAAGAGAAAAAGAGCTTAAGAAGCTTGTTAAAGAAGATGACAAATATCCAGATCTCAAATCTACTTTAGATAAAGATTTTGCGGATATTAAGAATAAAATTAAAAATCCTAAATCAAAAGCTGATGATACACCACCTGCTCCTAGCACACCACCTGCTCCTAGCACACCACGTGCTCCTAGCACACCACCTGCTGCTACTGATAATAAAATAGGTATTGGTGCAAATGATGAAGGTCCAGTTGATAAGTTTTTTGGTAGTTTAAATAAACGTATTGTTAAAAAAGTTGTTGATGAAAGTACTGGTGAGGAAAGATCAAATGATTTTACAAAACCTAACAGCCGTTTTGTTGGCACAGATGAATTAACAAAGGTATATAAAGATATGACTCCAGGGCAATCAACTAAAGATACTATCAAGCGTGTAGTAAAAGAATATAATGAACCATGTGAAGATTGTACATGTGAATTATCTGAAAACTGGCAGAATAGTAAGTATAAAAACCCAGAAGGTGGTTTAACACAGGCTGGCGTAAATGCATATCGTCGTGAACATCCAGGCTCGAAGTTAAAAACAGCTGTAACTACTGAACCATCTAAATTGAAGAAAGGTTCAAAAGCAGCCAATCGTCGTAAATCTTTCTGCGCTCGTATGGGTGGTATGAAGAAGCGTTTAACATCTGCTAAAACAGCACATGATCCAGATTCTCGTATCAATAAAGCATTACGTAAATGGCATTGTTAAAATATAGAAGTTAATTATGGTATTAAAAGATAAACAAGGTAAAATTTTAAGTCGTAGTGAAGGTGAAGCGGTGATGAAAAGCCGTGGCGCTATCACTATTAGTATCTATGCAGCTTTACTTGCTATTTGTACATTAATCTCTTCTAGTAATAGCGGTAAGGTTCTTACAAATAATATACTTGCATCTGACACTTGGGCTTACTATCAAGCTAAATCTATTAAACAACTTATATTTGAACTCGAACTTACTACAACGACCGATAAATCATTAAGAGACACTTATAGTGGTTATATAAAAAAACTTGAAGAAGGTAGGCAAGAGCAATACGATAAAGCTAGAAAATTAGAAGCTGAAAGAGACGAAGCTAAAAAGAAAAGCCCATATTTTAGTTTTGCATCTGCGCTTTTACAAATTGCAATTGTGCTAAGTTCAACAGCTATTCTTGCTGTTAGTATGGAATTATTATGGGGTAGTATAGCAATTGGAATGATTGGAACTCTACTACTAAGTAATGGTGTTTGGTATTACTTTACAATACCGTGGTTTAACTAATAAATATTGAAAAGGAACATAAAATGATTACTAAATTTGTGGATTTTATTCTCGGTACAAATTTTTCTAAAAAAGAAACTCCTGTTGCTGCACCTGTTGTTGTAACTCCAGAACCAGTAGTTGCTCCTACTGTTGAAGAAAAGAATACAAAGAGACGTGCCAAAACTGAAAAGTTGATTGAAAAGAAAACAGTTGCTCCAAAAGCTCCTAAGAAAACAGCTACTACAAAGAAAACTACTACTAAGAAAGCGCCAAAATGAAAGAATTAGTAAATCAGATGAAGGTAGTTCTAGCAACTAACTTCTCTTTATATTTAAAAACTCATTACTTTCATTGGAATATTGAAGGTCCAAACTTTCCGCAGTATCATGAATTTTTAAATAATATGTATGAATTGTTTTTTGAAGGTGTTGATATTTTTGCAGAGGAAATTCGTACTCTTGAATCATATGCTCCAGGTAGTTTTAGTCGTTATCTTGAATTGTCAAAAATTGAAGATGAGCTAAATGTTCCAACTGCACAAAATATGTTAAAACAATTACAAACGGATAATATTCGTTTTATTGTAGAGATGAAAAAAGCTAACAAAATGGCAGAAGAAGAAAATGCTGTTGGTCTAGCAAATATTCTTCAAGATCGTATTGATAAGCATTACAAGTATGACTGGATGTTAAAGGCTACTTTAAAGGCATAAAATGGAAAAGTATACCAGTCTAGAACAAGCTATTAGAAAAGCACTTGCTGAGCAAAACTACAACAGAGAAAAACCTGTTGTAGAAACCAAAGAGTATGAATCATTATCTCATACTATCAGAAATGTTCATGAAGGTATTGCACCTAATGATTCTGACAAATACCTTGGTGTTCCAGCTCCTTTTCTTCGCGCTGCTGGACAAGGTAAACAACAGGAAAAAGTAGACAATCAAAAGCAAAATCAAACTCTTTCTAACTCAAGAAACAAAGCCAATGAGTTCCCACTTAATAATATGAAACGTGGTAGAATTGGCGATGTTAAAGAAGGAGCTGCTTTAAAATTACCTGATGAAGAACCAGCATCAGATACAAAATCAGGTCCAAATTCAGCAAAGAAATATCTTTCGTCAAAGCCTTCTACACCTTCTAATTCGAATATGGAAAAGCCACCTGCTCCATCTAACGTAAATGAACCTGCAATTAAACTACCTGCAGAGCCAGCTAAGTCAACAGCTCCTGTAGAACCAACTGTTGCAGAGCCAGAAACAAGTTTAGGTGATACAGCTAAAAACGTAGCTTTTAATATTGGTAGTAAATTACTTGGACTTGGAAGATTAGCTGCACCTGTAACTGCATTTTTCAATCCATATACAGGTATGGGAGTAAACCCAGCTGGTGGCGGTAAAGAATTAGAGCAAGAAAAACAAAGAGAAAAAGATTGGTTGAACAGAGCTCGTTTAGATAAAGAAAAAGCTCTTTCTGATATAAAATTAAAACCACCTATAGAAATACCTGATGCTGACGTTAAACCAAAAAAAGAACCAGAACCTAAAGCTGAGCCAAAGCCAGAGGTCAAAGCTTCACCAGAAGTTTCTACAGGTACACGTCCATCTGAAGTACCAGATACTAAAACAAAAACTGAACCTAAAACAGAAACAAAGCCAAAAGAGCCAGAAACTAAAAAAGAAATCGATTTAAATATCGGTGGTACTAGTGGTGGTAGTTTATCTCCTAATCAAATTATGCCAATTGCAGGACATGGTCCAGTTAAGAAATCTACTTCGCAAATTAATGCACTAAATCAAATTTCTTCTTTATCTCCATCAGCAAAAGGTTTGCTTGCTAAAAGAATTGTTGGTTCAGCTCGTAAAGCATTCAAAGAAGAAGTTGAACAGATTGACGAAATGGGTATTGGCACCGATAAGTTCGGTGGTCGTCCAGGAAGTTCATATTTTAAATCAACACATATTTCTCCAGGAAATACTAAATCAGCAATGAAGATGTCTGGTGAAAGAAAAACAAATAAGCAAGAACACAGTTTAACAATTAGTGGTAAAATCAAAGAAGATTCAACTGTTCCAAATGAAGGCAATGCACAATCAGTTGCTGGTCTTTCTGCAAGCGGAGCTGCACAAGAGGAAGATGGTGTTCGTAAAATGAAGAAAAAGATCAAAGAAGAAGCTGATGGTACAAAAGATCGTACTTCAATTGAAAACGTTGCTCGACCAAAGTCAGCAAAGTCTCCATTTGATAGAACATCTAAACTTGCAAAGCAAGGTGAAATCAAACAGAAAATTATTGATGAAACAGCTGAACGACTTCACACTATTAAGGGTGTTATTGCAGATAAGAAAAAGCAAAGCGAAACAAAAACACCTGTTGAGTTTAATCCAAAAATGAAAAAGCCTGACGTTGATACAGATGTCGTTGGCAGCAGCGCATAATTTAATAAATATAACATAATTCTATCAAAAAGGATAAAAAAATGTCGGTAAAATCAATTCATGAAGCTCTTGCTGAAATGCAAAGAAAAATTAATGAACAGCGTATGAAAAACGCTGAAGCAATTTGGAACTCAATTGAAGAAAAAACTAATGCTGAAATTCAACAGGGTGTTAATGACACTGTTAAGCAAAACAACATTAAAAATCCTAATTTGATTTATCCAGGTCAAAAGATTAAGCTTCCAAATGGTACTGATTATACAGTGCAAAAAGGTGATAACCTTTGGAACATTAATAAAATGAGAAACAATCCAGGTGCTTCTTCTGGACCACGCCCATCAGAAGTTCCAGATTCAACTCCAGCTCCACAAAATAAAAGCCCAGATGGTTATCAGGATAAACTTAAAGAACCAGCTCCAGCCCCTGAACCAAAGCAAGAGCCAGCTCCAGCTCCTACAGTAAATCGTTACAATGGACCAATAAAAAATGATGAGTTCCGTAATCGTGGCGTAGGTGCTACAGATGCTATTGGTGGTACAAATATTACAGGTCCACGTGGTCAAATTGGTCAAGGCATGGATTCAACTAGTTCTGAAACAAAACCTGCTGAACCAGTTACTGCCACAACTTATCCACAACCAGATGTAAAGGTTGCTTCTGCTCAAGCTGCACAAACAATGAAGCAAATGCCTACAGGTCCAAAACCGCCTTCTGCACAAATAACAGTAGCAGGTGCAAATGAAGATGGTGGTCCAACAAAGAAGAAGGCAAAAATGTCAGAATCAGCTCTTATTAACGCCGTTTTGGGTCTTGATTTAAATTCATCGAATATTTTCGAAGCTGCAAAAAAAGCTAAGAAAGATTGGGACCATGATGGTAAAATTGAATCAGAAAAAGATGAAGTTTGGGGTTCCCGTTTCAGAGCAGCCAGAAAAGCAAAACACATGAATGAAGCGGTTACTCATAAAGTGGGTGATCCTGTAGAAATCAATGCTCCAGGATATCCGTCTCATGGCCATAAAGGTATTATAACAAAAATTTTACCTGATGGTCGTCCTGAAGTAGACTTTGGTGGATTTAGAACAGGTACGCAATCTCGTATTACAACTCAGATGGGTGGTACAAAAACAATCGTAGAACCTAGTGCTTTAAGAAAAATCAATTATGAAGAAGTTGAAACTATTGATGAATTGAGTGCTCAAACATACTATAACGCAGCCGATAAAGCCAATAGAAAAGCAGAAGAATTAAGAAATACTGATACCTTTACTGGTCATTCAGCAGCTGCTGAATATC